TTTTCTTTCTAGCACAAGTAATGAACTTTACATTACAGGGGTACAACTTGAGGTAGGATCAAATGCAACAGCTTTTGACCATAGGTCGTATGGAGAAGAATTACAAGCGTGTTTAAGATATTTTGAAAGAGCTAACTATCCTAATTTAGCAATTATTACATTAGGTCATGCTTTTGGTACAAGTTCTTTTGGTCCATACAATTGGACAACTATGAAAAGAGGAACGCCATCTTTAACCCCACCAACTGCGGGACAATCAACAAATACGGCTTCTTGGCTAACTGAGTCTGGCGGATATCCCTCAACCACAGGCACCTTTAATTTTAATGGCATAGGCACAGTTAACGCTAGACTAAATGGAGCAAGTTACTCTGGACTAACTAATCCGGGGGGAACTTCTTTGTATTCAAGCGGCGATACATTTATAGATATAGATGCGGAGATATCGTAATGGAAAAAGAAATTAAAATAACTTCGGCTAAATATTTGAAAGATGTAATATCCAATCAAACTGATACGATTCTTGCAGTAATAAACGGTAAAGAAATATCTGTACCTATAGCTGATGATAATAGACACTATCAAAGCATCAAACGACAAGTTGACGCAGGCACACTAAATATAGAGCCAGCAGACTAATGTTCGGTATATCCGCCTTTTCCCAGTCGCCTTTTGCGTCATTAGGTGGAACCCCCGTACAAGTAGATCTATCAGGTTTAGCTGTAACCGCTTCGTTATCTGATCCTACAAATATACCTGTAAATGTAGATGCCGAAGCAAATGTAACGCCAAGCGGTCAAGTAGGTACAGGTGGAGCGCCTACTGCTGGCGTAAATGCCCAAGCAATAGCTACTTTAGCGGGATTACAAAGTTCAGTTGGTTCAGTAACTGTAACTACGGATGCTGAAGCAAACGTTACACCTGCTGGCCAAGCGGCCACCTCAGCACTAGCTGGTGTAGCTGTAGTTGCAGGTGGTGATATAGGGGTTACAGGATTAGCAGCTACAGGATCTGTTGGCGCACCAACAATAGATGCAGAAGCTAACGTAACTCCTACAGGACAAGTAGCAACAGGCGGTTTTTCATCTCCAGGCGTGAATGCAAAAGCAGTTGTTGCACTACCAACGTTAAATGCCTCTGTAGGCGCAGTAACCGTCGTAGGCGTTGATGCTGAGGCTAATGTTACCCCTACAGGTCAAGTAGCAACTTCTGCCGTAGGAGCCATTTCTGTAGACGCAGAGGCTAATGTGACACCTTCTGGTCAAACAGCAACAGGAGCAGTTGGAACAGGTTTATCTTTTATTGGTAAGGCAAACATCACTCCAAGCGGACAAGTTGGAACAAGTGCTGTTGGATCTATAACACCAGCTGCTGCGGCAAATGTTACACCAACAGGAGTATCTGCAACTACAGAACTAAATGATGAATTAATTATATGGTTTGAGTTTAATACGACACAAACTCCTAATTATAGTAATATTACAACAACACAAACCCCAAGCTGGACTGATATAGATGAAAGTGAAACTACAAATTGGGAAGAGGTAGCGTGATATGGCAACTTACGATAATGATTTAAGATTAAAAGAAATAGCAACAGGAGATGAAAGTGGTGGTTGGGGCACAAGTACAAACACTAATTTATCTTTAATTGCTGATGCTTTCGGTTATGGATCTGAAGCTATTACCACTAATGCCGATACACATGCTACTACTATTGCTGATTTTTCCGCAGATGCTGGTCGAGCTTTGTATTTAAAATATACAGGCACATTAGATTCTGCATGCACTATAACTCTTGGACCTAATACTGTTTCAAAAGTTTGGATTATTGAAAACGCAACTAGCGGATCGCAAAACATAATTATTAAACAAGGGTCAGGAGCGACAGTTACTATACCTAATGGTGATGTAAAAGTTGTTTATTCTGATGGTGGTGGTTCAGGAGGTGCTATTTATGATGCTTTTACAGATTTAAATGTTACAGATAATTTAAAAGTAGGAGGCAGTACGCCTACTTTGACAATAGGTGACGGAGATGCTGAAGATGCTAAAATATTATTTGATGGTAACGCTCAAGATTTTTATATTGGTTTAGACGACTCTGCTGATGATCTAGTTATAGGGAAGGGAACAAGCGTGGGTACGACACCTGCTATATCTGTAGATGAAAACTCAGATGTAACTTTTGCTAATGACATCACTATTTCTGGAAATAAAATTACTATGACTGGTAATAATACATCAGGATTTATATTTGTGGCTGATGGCACAAACTATAACCCTGTTGCTATGTCAGGAGATGTCGCTATAGCTTCTAATGGAGCTACAACTATTCA